TCCATTTTTAAAGAAGTTATCCTGAAACTGTCTCATGTTCGACATCAGATGCATTGTACGCACTGCTGGTTTCAATCTTGATACACCTCTGTAAATATCGTGAAAAGAATTTTCTTTTATATGGATAATTTCGCTAGGTGAATAATCAACATCGTTATAGGTATACTTCTCGATATAAGTTCTTGCATCTGCATGAATAGTGACATTATCGGCAGGTATATGATACAAGTGAGCGCCATCATAGTATATGAAAATGTTGCCATCAAGTATGTAATCTGTAATAATATTCCTTTTAAAAGTGTTAATATCCTGAAAAGGATTCGGCTCCACATTGAGTAGTGCATTTACTTTTGCCCTCTTTATGCCTTTTACAACACCAGGCAAAGAAACTGGCAAAACTACAGCAGGTATTTCTGCTGCATCGTCCACTACCATGTTTACTGCTCGGTTAACCACTTCGATAGTTTCATAGTACATTTCGTAGCTATTATGAAACTCTCTTGAACCTTGTTTATCATATCCCAAGTAGGCTTGGATAGGATTTAGTTTTTCTTCGGTGTCTTCGATTTTGTTGCCTCCACCGAAAATCCTGTTATACCATGCCATGTTTTTCTCTCTGAATATCTACCCATCTTTTCTGCTTTGAAACAGTTCCTAACGATGGATCTTTTCCGTAAATTGAATGTAACTGTAAATGATGCTCGTGGCAAATTGTTACTGTGTGTTCATACAATTCTGCCCAGTGTTCTTCTATAAAAGTATCCCTAAACTCAAGAACATCTTCTGGCAATACTTTTTTCTGCTTTACCCATTTATGGAGTAAAGGACTTAAACTATAAAAATGGTGAAAGTCTAAGTCTGTGTCTGTTCCGCAAATATAGCACTCAGTGCCTTTTTCATACTTTGATTTTGCTTTGTCTCTTATGTATTTTACGAGGTCTCTTTTCAAATCCATTTTTCATTACCGAAATTATATCTAAGTTGAGGTTTTATGTCAAATGTTATTTTTCTTACCTATCGTTAGAAGCCTGTCATTGCAGTTTCAAACGAATATAACGCATATCTGATTGCATCAGCCATATGCGATGACATATCGTGTTTTGGTTTTTCTCGTAGCAAGTTTGGATTTGGATCCCATTGGTATTGATCTAAGCTAATAAGTGACTGAGTACATCCCTTATCAACAATCAAACAATCATTATCAACAATTCCTGCTACGTGTCCTATACCATCTATTACAGATTTCTTTGCATTGATAGTTGATATACTATAGTTCTGTGCAAAGTCAAATCGTGTTTGTGCCGCTGCTGAGTCAATATAGATATAGTCTATGTCCCACTTTTCCATCATGGAGAGTATGACTTCTGCGTGTCTATCTGTAGTTTTCTCAGAGTCGTAGTATTCGTCTAGTAGATAATATTTGCCTGTGTCCCAGTCGTAGGCAATTACACAAAATGCCGTAGGATCACGAAAGCCAACATCAAGGCCGGCAAAGATATCCATTCCAGTAGTATTAAATTCGGACAGATCCGCGATGCATTCTTCCGCGTTAAAGCTCCAAATTTGTCCTTCATACGTATTAAAGTCCGCTTCATATTCTTGTTTAAACTCTGCTGCACTCATTGATTTTCTAGCTTCTTCTATATCAGATGAACTCATACGAGGATTATCAAGATAAGTCGCACGTATGGAAATCCATTCAGGATAGTCTTCCTGAAAGCCTCTTTCGAAGAAGTTTGCAAACCAATTATTTCTTCCTCGAGGTGTAGAAATAAAAATCGCTTTTGAGTTATCTTTATCAAGCGTAGGACGAAGAGACACATTAAATGCTTCTTCTCCGTCTGTCAAAGCCGCTTCATCAAATATAATTAAATCATAGGATCTACCTACACAAGAGTCTACTTGGTTTACTGATCCCATGCGTATTGTTGAGCCATTTGTTAGCTCAATCACTTTATCTTTTGCATTATCTTTTCTGACTTCTAAGTCAAAATGCTTTATAAGGTTTCTCTGCAGATCAAATGAAATCTGCGAAAGAGAGTAATTTGGGGACATAATTAGTATATTAGAGCCTGGTACAAGTGATACTAATTGTCCGATAATATTTGCAATATATGTTTTTCCTTGTCTACGAGAGATAGCAGCACAAACAAAACGATACTTTGGATTGTTAATTGCATTTATAATTGCTACCTGTGAAGGTAGTGCTTCTATTCCAAGTAAGTCTAGATAAGGAGTTACAGGCAATTTTAGAAATCTTGTATCGGCCTGTAGTTCTACTAAGTCTATGGATTGAATATCTTTTCTACTTATTTGTATTGTCATTTTTTTATATACCAAGATGGATAACGAGACCAAGGGTTCTTTTTATTTTCGAATTCGTATACGACTACTCTCTTATCTACTGACTTAGCAAAGTTGTTTATAGAGTCTACATTCTTTGGCCACTTGTGCGGGGAGTAGTCGTCTCCTGAGTAAATTCCGCCAGTTTTAAGCTTTGGCCACCAATCTGCTAATGTTTGACCTTCTTCTTGGCCTGTATGAGCATACCCGTCTATATAGATAAAATCAAAGAAATTATCTTCAAACAGGTCAAGTGCTTCATCAAATCTCATTCTAAGTATTTCTACATTATCGTACTTTGATAAAAGATTTTTTGTACTTTCATATTGAGCATCAGTATGCCCTCTATCGCCCGCCCAGGCATCTACACAATACCAGCGAGATACATTAACTTTTGATAAAACCCTATCGGAAAAGTAACCTTCTGCTACTCCTAACTCTATTCCGACAGGGCTAGGTCCTGCTATTCGAACAATGTCTTCCCTGCTAATCATATTTATTTACTTTTTGCGTATGCTTGGGTTCCAAAAAATGCAGCTACTATTGCTGCTACTGAGACGAAATATGTTGCTGCCATATCTCCTAAAATTTCTGCTGCTTGACTATGATGTGTCCATTCTGCAAAGATTACACAAGCAGGATAAAGTAACATACCAAACAATGCAAACCACGCCATAGCGCGTTGGGCATCTCTCATTGCGTCTTCATCCTCAAGTCGCTTTCGTTTAAATTCTAAATCGAGGTCATATTCTTCTTGAGATATATGACCATCTCCGTTTAAGTCTTTCTTTGCAATCTCTGCATCAACTGTTTTTGTTACTTTTGTTTCATCTGTCATATTAGTTATTTACTATAACTACATCGAAGTTGAGAATGCAATCACTATTTGCACTTGTTGTAGTTGCTCGAAAGTCTATATCTGATCTTTCTGGTAAAACGAGGGGTATAGTAAATTCTTGCCTAAAACTACTTTGATAAACTTTAGTCTCGCTTTTTAGTCGAAAACCATTGATAGCAGGATCTCGAATAAATAGATCTACAGAAGCGTCATCGCCCTTACCTGTACTTGCAGTATAATTCATTAAAAACCCAGTCTTCTGACGAGGAATTGTATATACTGCCATAAGTGTCTGAGCAAGGCCAGCATCTACTTGAGCAACTACAGTACCCGTTCCGCTTCCAACTCGTGCAGTGATAGTACCTGCATTTTCATGAGAATACTCCATACGAAATACTCGAAGAAAGGGAGTTACTGTAGTAACTGCGGTAGCACCAGTAAGTGTTATTGTTTCCTTTACAGAATCATAATTTGCATCAAGTCCTTGAATTGTAAGAGTACTAGTATCACCTCCGTCTGTACTCAATACAAAGAGTGGCTGTGCAGCAGTTAAAGAACTCCAAGGGTATAAACCTCCTGCACTCCAAATGGTTTCTGGAGTTCCTGCAAGAGCGAGGTTACTTCCAAATTTATGAATAAATGAATATTCTGGGTCGTTTCTACCCATTGCTAGACTTAGCCCAAATGACTCAAACATTACCACTTCACCTTATCTGCCCAGTATGCTGCGGACATCTTGCCTTTTGCAATATTTTTTGCATGTCGGGCTTTAAAAGAACGTCTACGAGCTGCGTAGGCTTTGCTTTCTCCAGCTTTCTTTGGAGAGCCAGAAACACCTTGCTGCCCAAAACGAATAGTTTTTACTTTACTTCCAACCTTTGCTACAACTACATGAGATTTTTTTGGGTGTTTTGGAGTACGCTTTGGTTTATTATACCCTGAAACACCCACTCTTGTAAGTCTTGGATCTTTCTTTCTACTTTTTCTTACGGCCACTTCTCTTTCTCTTCGAATATGTGCTAACATATGTCGGCTTGCCACCAGGATTTCCTGCGGCTCGTTTTCTTCGAATTGCTGAGCGAATCTGTCCTTTTGTCATTCGTCCTGCTTTTGCGGCTGGTACACACTTTGGATATTTCTTTCCAGTTGCACTCTTACGACCGCAAGGCATAAACCCGCCACCCTTCTTAGGACGTGACAGGTCTACCCATTTCTCTTTAAACCATTTTGTAAGGCCACTATTAGAACGAGCCATTACTTTTTCTTCCTTTTCTTCTTATGAGCAGAGTCTTTCATAAGTTTGCCGTTTGGCATATAATGGTAGCCTTTTGGTGCTGCTTTCCTACGTTTCTTTTTCTTCTTCTTTCCACTATGATAAGCCATTACTTAGTTCCCATGCGGTATTTACCGCCTCGTGCTTTATAGGTTTTTACTAACCAACCATTTGCATAAGCACTTGGATATACACGAAACTTTCTTTTCGCTTCGGATTTTACCTGCGAATACAATCTTTTATTTGTAGGTACAGGTCTCTTTTTCGCGGCTTTCTTTTTTCTAGGCATCTGGGTCGAAGTCGTGCCATTCCTGAGCTTCGTCAGGTTGGCCATCGTCTTCGTAAAGATCTTCTTCTTGTATTTCCGTTTCTGCTAAAAGTTTCCCCATTCTCTGTCTTGCTTCAGATTCAGTATCGAACATTTCTACAGTCCCATCTTCTAAAGCAAGTGCAAACTTTGCACCTTTTTTACTTACTCTCATTTCTTTCTCCTTTTGAGACTTCTCAGAAGTCTTACCATGCGTTTTGCAGAGGCTTTAGTTTTTGCTTTTGCCTTTTTCTGATACTTCTTGTTTTT